GTCATCGCCAAGCTTGGAGCCAATACGTTTGAAATGATCTGCAGCCAAGTCTACCTTAGCCGTCTTGATATGCTGCCAAAGCTCGTCCAAACTTCCAGGATGCAAGACCTCTAATGTTGGCCCTTCACCAATTGCGATCTTAATATTTAACTGCTTATCTTTCCAAGCACGTTCCAGCAACGGAATGTCATTGCCGTGGATAAGAGTTTCATCAGGAATCTCTTTCAGGCGACTAGCCCAAATGTAGCGTTTCTCAGCTTCCAGATGGGCGCGAACACCAGTTAGTTCTGCCATATTGAATGGCATCTTGATGTCAAACTTAGCGGCCTTGACAGATTTAATGATCGCTTCAGGAGTAGGATAAGCGTCGCCAAGTGAGATAAGCTTGGGAGCTTCATCAGTCACGGCACCTGCATCATCCCCGAAAAGTTTCACAAACCTGGGAGCAACCGGGACTTCGACCGCCTCACCTTTACGGGCTGCCTTAGCTGCCTTAATTTCAGGTGCAGTCAGTTCCGTAACTCGTGCAATACGGACAGCGCCAGAGAAGTTTTGAAATGTTTGCTGGGCAAATCCAGGCACCATAGTACCATCAGCATTTTTAACTGGCATGCTGAAATTAGCAACCAGATTACCTAACTGAGTGTCATTACCAGTTAACTGATGCGTGGCACTACGAATGTCCAGGAAGTTACGATCAATCTTGGCATTGTACAGGTTTTGGTTTACCTGGAAATTGTTTACAATCGCATCATCAGCACCGCGCACGACCACCGGAACTGCTGCCATCTCCGTATCATACGCGAGTTGAACAATGCGTTCCGAAGGGCTGGTAGCTTCTGCAAATGCGGGACGCTCCAGGAATGGTCGGCGCAAAACATCTTCAGCAGTTCGAGCTGTGCGGAGTTTGCCGAAAATTCCTGCACCAGTAAATGCGCCACCAATCACACCGCCAAGTGCAGCACCAGTAGCGATGTTAGACATGATGTCACCAATGTCTTTATCTTCCAGTACGGGAGATTTGAACATGGTGGCAGTCACTGCAACCTCAAATGCTGCAGATTCCAGGACGTTAGCATACACGCCTGAAGCCAATGCTTTCAGGGTGTTAGCATTCATCAGCGATGCACCTGCCAGAGACGAGTTGATTTCTGCGGCAGCGGCAGATACATACATCTCGGTCTTAGGAACAAGCATGCCAGTTGCACGAGCAATGCCGCCACCGACAAATCCGGTAGCTTCTACGCCTTTGACTGCATTCAGGCCGATGTTAAATAGTTTAACACCTGCAAGTCCTGGGATGATAGAACCTGCAACGAAACCGACCAGATCAGCAGATTCGCGATTGGCTCGATAGTAGGTACCAAGATCGGTGTCTAGATCAGCAATCCATCGAGCCGTATCGTTTTGTGATGTGTCTGCACCAAGCCACGAACCGATTTGAGCAGCGCTGTTATACAAACTATTGGCGCCGGAAAGGGCGGCCGTAGCCACAAACTTACCGGCATTGCCTAGTTTCGTGGTCCAGGTTTCTGGATCGGTCCAGGAAGTTCCAGTGTTCAGCAGATTGTGGTTGTCTGCCGCCAACATGTAAGATGAAGTTCCAGCCATAGTAGACCTTATTGTCCTTGGTAGTTCTTAATGGTATTGGAATAGCTGTCACCAAAGAATCGTTTGAATGGTGCTTTAAACTCTTCAGACATTGCTTGACCGCGCTTAGTCACATCTTGCTTCATCAGTTCAGAACTCATGTTAGATGCCAACCAACGGCTAAGTTGTGTAGAGTCCGTCAGATTCAGGTTGCCTGCCCCCAACAATCGTCCCATAGGAACATTGTATTGGCGACCTGCCATTGGGGGAACAATACCAACACGATCCAAACCAACAGCCTTTTGGTGAGTCAGCGATGCTTGCTGATACAGCGGAGCGAACTGAGCAAACTCAGACGAAGTAAGTTCTCCCTTGGCTACAGCAGCAGCCGCAGCTTTTAGCAATGTGCGAGGGTCGTTAGTAGGCACACCTGCAGCAACCATCGGAGCAAGGAACTTCTGAGTGAGTGGCAACGCAGCAATTGCAGGCGTCTTGATGTATTCTTCCAGGCCGCCAATATCAAAGACGTTGCCAGATCCAGGAACAACAGATGCGAAGTCATTGGCTACAATTCCTCCGACAGTTTTATTATATTCGGCCCCCCACTTCTCTGGCTCTTTCTTGCGATCCACACGAGCTAGTGCAGGATCAGCCAGTGCACGAGTAAGAATATCTGTCACAGGTTTCATCTGCTTCGGAAGATTCAGGTCAAAGCGCGCAATTGCTTCCACTGCTTCAGCAGGTTCTGCGCCAATGTAAGCAGTAGTTCCGCCAGTTGCTTTAATTCGCTGACCATTACGAGCATGGTACATATAGGACTGATCGCCAGCCTTATACATGGCAATGATCTGTTTCATGCCGATGCCTGCAGGAACTTCCAGGCCACTAGCTTTCATGCTAAGCGTAATGTTATCTTCAAGGAACTTATCAAATTGCTGTTGCTCTAGTTTGGCACCTTTAGCTTCTGCACGAGCCTCAGCCATTGCACGAGCATTCTCTTTCTGGATCTGCAACTGTGCTAGATTAATGCGAAGATTCTCATTCTGAATCCGCATAGTTTGTTCAGCCTGGATAGCATTCTGAGACTTGCCCAGAAGTTCCAGCGTCTGAACTGATGCTTGCTGAATTGCCTGTGCACCGAGCAGGTTATATTTCAAACCTTCTAGTTGCGATTTACGAGCTAAGATTTGAGCTTCAGCGGCAGCAACCTGAGCGGCGGCATCTGCGGTGGCTGCGGTAGATACCTGCTTAAGGGCGGCCTGGGTTTGGAAAGTTTCCTGCAGTGCGTTATTTGCGCCGATCAGTTCAGTTTGAATGATCTGAGTCTTCTGTACTTTCGTACGCAACCTGTTCTCTGAATCTTCCAACGTCACCATATCTTTGATGGTGTTGATTGGATCAGAGACAATATCCCAAACAGTACGATTGCGTTTACGCTCTACTTCATCAACAGTGGCCAGCAACTCATCACCTGCCGCACGTTGTTTGGCAAGCAAATCAACAATCCGTCCACCAGAACCATCCGCAGAAATGCCTGCAGCAGATGCAGCCGCACGGTTAGCATCTTGAACTGCAATCTGCGCAATCTGAGCTTGCCTAGCAGTGGTTGCAACAGATTGAGCTACTTGGTCATAAATAGAACTGATCTGACCTTGGATAGCTTCTTGGCCACGAAACGTTTCTTTAGCTACCTGCTCCACATCACGAGTAGCTTGCTGTGCAGTTTCAGACTGTTTAAGAATTAGATCAAGCACCGATGTGGCCATACCGCGCTCCCAAATTTGCCAAGAAGCCAAGAACGAAACAGACTGGCTGGCCAATGTAGATGGTAGATGCGCCAAGCAGATTGAATCTGCCAGAAGTTACCATCTCATAACGTGCACGCGCTACTGGCAGCATCAGGTAAGATAGCAACTTAGAGGTGCGCATCCGCTCTGCAACTCCCATGCCCCACAGTTGGTAACCAGCAATCGTATACGGATGAAGATTGCGGAAATGTGCAGTGGCTGCAGGATGATTATAGAGGACAGAAGATAACAAACCTTGGCGATGGAGTTCAGTGCAGATGACAGTTTTCAAGCCTCCAGAAGATTTAGTACTGGATGCCTTAGATTGTTTGGCGGCAGTTCCAGTTTCGGTGGACACTGTTTGTGCAGTTACATTGGCCAGCTCACCAATCAACTTAACCATAAAATCTTGTGCAAGCAATGCTTTGGTAGATGATGCATAACCACCTGCCAAATTTTCACCAGTAGCCAATGATGCGAATCCTTGGTCTGCAGATGCAACATCATAGATCAGTTTATTAACTGCATCTTGCGACAGTATCTTACCAGTGGTTGTAGTTTGGCTTGCAGTCTGTGTTTCAGATCCTGTGGTGCTAGTTTTATCTACGCCAAAACCAATATTAATTGCCATGATGGTATCTCCTAATATCTGTTAACGAATCAAAAGAGCCGCAATGGTTTTAAGATTGCTCAGGATTGCACCTACCGCACCGCCAAGAGTTACGAGAATCCACATAGATCCTTTGCCTTGGTTAGCTAAAGCAACTAAATCTTCCAGCACCCTATCTTGCCTAGAGGTTTTCTCTGTAAGATCCTCTACTCGCCTAGTCAGAACTCCGATTGCCACATGCAATCCCATGAGTTCAGATTTGGATACTGGGATATCATCAGATGTTGACATAGGTATTGCAGGAAGGTTAAAGTTTTAGATTGGATTATAGTCTCATAGAATGAGATGGGGATAACCAAGGGACTGGCCGAAGCAGCCTAAACTCCCACAGCGAACCAATAGCAATCGTGAATTCCGCCAGTATGAGAGATGGTGAAATCATTAAGAGTAGTGGCAGATACAGAGAATTCGTGATTTGCCATCGGTTGTAGAAATACCCCAAGCACTTGCTGGGTAAATGGGGCAGGGAAATCATAGGTTGCAGAACCTACAGGTACTTCTACAATTCCGCCCTGAAAGATCATTCCATTAAACACAAATGCCCACTGGTCTGAGTTAGCTCCTGAGAATTGCGGAACTCCGATAGTCTCACGTAAATTATCTAAGGTACCTCCTATGTAAGGAGGGGCAGAATTCCACTGGGTCACCGTGAGCCCCCTAAAGAAAGTGTAAGCTCTAAAGAATCCAAAGCAAATTGTCCAAGAACACTTACCGCCACACTATCACCTTCTTTTCTACAATTATATGTTCTTGTATAAGAAGTAGACTCTACTGGGATCAATAATTCCGAAGATGATGTCATTGCTTGCAATGTTCCTTCAGAGACTCTGACACTAGAATCTCCAAATTGGCCTTCAATTTTTACTTCTTGCAGCTCAATCCTACGACTACGAACATACTTAAACTTCCCTAACATTATTACAGATTTAGTAGTATCAATTTGAGGTAAATTAAATGAAGGAAAGAGTACTAAACTAAATACACAAATATTGCCGGTATGGGCATTTATAACTCCAAAAGAAAGTTGTGCCGTTACAAAGTCCTGTACAATAATAACATCTGTATGAGGATGTACTAATCTGCCATATCTACGTAAATGAGTGTCGTAAATAATTAATACATTGTATCTAGATTTACCGTTGACAATACTATTGCTAGTAGATACACAAATATATCTGTCATAGTAACTGTACACCTTAGCAGATACTACATGATTAGGAGTAATAGGTTGCAGTCGATTAGTACTGTAATCGTAAATGTGATCAGTTCGATTACTTCTTAAAAAGCTGCTTAGTTCCGGAGCTACTTGGGTAGCGGTAGTGTCTGAAAGAATTGAAAAATTATATGCGGCGTCATAAATCAATACTCGCCCACTATTCGGATCTTGCACTCCCACGGAATTTACAATGTTAGTATCACTAATCAATTCAAATTTCCAGGGGAACCTAGAATTACCAGTATAGATTCCAGCACTTACCCCAACACGACTAAATAAGTAAAACCCAAAAGAAGTAGCATGTGAATAACTTAAATTGCCATAAAGCCCATTTGGAGTAGAACTGCCTGCTCCACTAACTAGTGATGGAACAAAATCTAATGGATTAGTTGTGGATGACCAGTAACAAGTCCCAGCAGCAGTAAACATTAGTAAATAATTATAGCTGCCGCAAATGGTTACAATATCATTAAGAGTTACATGGGTAACGGATGCGGATACGTTAGTTAATACCAGGTTCCCAAATAACAGTTCTGCAGTATATAGATAGGTAACACCAGTATCTACTATGAGAACGTAACATACTCCTCTAACAATTGCAAAACTAATTTTACTATAACGATTTGGGTACGCTATTGCACCAACAAAAACAGGGAATGTCCATGCACCTGCCCCATAAGGGGCATAGCGATACTGCGCAGGAGATTGGATATAAATTAGCGTTCCAGTATATACAATGTTATTTCCACCAGGCTCCAATACCGGAATTTGATTTACAAATACATTACCCGGGGAACTTGGATATGATGTAAGTGAATAGCTCTCATTTTTACCTACACTCTGATACCCATTAGCTGTAGGAATTACATTCTCTAAATAAATAGCTTGTGGAATACCCGCATCTTTCTGCTCTCCTTCAGGATCTACTCGCCGGTCATAATTATTATCTGGGCCAGGAACAATAACAGTTGACCCTGCCAAGGAGATGGAGAGGGGAAAAATGGCTGAGGATAGATTAGCTCGGTAGGAGATTTGTGCCATATTCCGCCTATTTAGGTTTGTGTGCCTACAACAGTACCGTCGTTGTGTGCAGTAGGGTCACCATTTTTAATGTACAATTTACCATCTACTGGGCTTACCCATAAACGATAAGTACTAAATAAAGCGACAGCTAAAGTATTTGCTCCAGCAACAATCTTCTTCCATTGGAACAAATCAGTTGCCCCAGTAAATGATAATGTCCTAGAATTATCCCCCATTACTTCTCGTACAGATCCTACACCAACAATTAATTCATGCTGTGTAGCTGCGGTATTAGCTGCTGAAGGACGTTCATACCATGTCCCATTACTGATGTCTGCATTAAGAATTGTACCATACCCATTATCAGTAAGCGCCACTCCACTAAAACCTGTAGGAGATCCTTGAATGACGGTATTTAAGCAATCATTATTGATAACGATAGAAGTACCAAACTTACCTCCGCCAATACGAGTACCTTTAACTTGACTACTACCTACGCCATCGCCCAATAAGTAGCCTGCACTACTCCCAGTAAGCTCTAAATCAAATTGGTTTTCTTGTGCAAGAGTTCCTACTGGGGGAGAGATAATTACATGAGTACCACTAGGTGCGCTAACTTCCATACGTCCTGAAAACCTATTACGATCAGCCTCTCCAATACTAATACCGATCGACCCTGTAATACTTGCTTCAATGTTACCTGCTACCCAAGAATTTCCATTACTATTCCCGCCGCCCGTACCTTCAATACGTACTCCAACAGCGCTGTCTCTAGAATGGCATGCCATGAAACTATTGCCATTTGCTTGATTCAACAAATACCATCCATTACCTGTGCAATACGAAGTTTCACTATGCTCTGCAGTGCCGTAAAAAGCTGTGACAACTTGTACCCCTGCAGTACTAAATCCACTGCGAGTAGATGCAAGACTTGTTGATGCCCAATTTGGGGTATTTCCAATTACCATGACTCGCGACAATCTCCACCAATGAGGATAGCGAGTTAGTCCTACGTTAGGTGCAATTTTAATTCCAATAGTACCTCCAGTAGAATACAACAACAAATCTTTAATTGTGCATCCTGGACGGCCATCAAAATCAATAGCTACCCCACTGCCTGTGTACTTAAATTCTGTCCCATAGCCATCACCAAGTAAATCTTGTCTATCAAGTGCAAATACTACAGTACTCGCTAGCAAATATCCTCCAGAAGGAAAATACCACTCACGATGCAATGCAAGCGCTGCATTAATTGTAGCAGTCAGATCTAAAGTAAATGTGCGTGCCAGTACATCAGCTTGCTGTGCAGCGCTAAGGACAATAAAAATACTTGGACGATGTCCGTAACGAATAGCATTACCGATAGTACTTGCAGCATAATTTAGTTGCCAGTTATATCCGACAAGAGCAGAACCTTTAACTACATCGGATGTATTTGACAAATCTGCTGCCAATACTGCGCCAGCAGGAGTAGATCCTCCAGGAGCCCAAATAGATGCACTCATAATTTCCCTTAGTTAATATCCGACAGCTTGAATGTTAGAAAGCATGAGACGGCTTCGTTCTTCGTCTCGCAAGAATTTGAATGCGGCAAACTCTTCAGTCTTGCCAATCATTTTAAATACCTTCTCCGCAGCTTCTAATACGATAGCATACGGATGATCTAGTGCAATCCAGGAGTCATAACCAGACACCGTAACTACAGGATTCTGGTAATATCCTAGGATTACATATTGAATTTGAGTATTAGATTTGATTTCAATTGACGCGCCCGCAGCATAGCAGACATTGGTGCGGTCCGTACCGTACAAATCTAACACGGCTTCAGGAGTAATGACGTCAAAAAAGGCACCGGTGGCGCCTGCAGAATCTGACTTGCGGAGATATTTGATTGCTCGAAACCTAGGTAGGATCGAACGATATTCGATTTCTTGTAGATATGCAGAGGCTGGAAAACTAAGTCCAGTCTCTGCCAGATCTTTCCAGAAATAATCTGATTGGTGGAGCGCCAACGTAGCTTGCCGAACTGCCAGAAGAGTTTCAGCAATCAGATCTGGGCGCTTGGTGATTGTATAAACTTCGTCTTGCAGTTCGGTGAGCGTCATAAATAGGTACCGGTCAGGTTATTAGCGCTGGGCACCAATGGTAACAGGTGCAATATCTTTCGAAGACGTGGCATTCAGAGGGCCTTGCTTGCTAGTTCCGAGGTCGCGCCCATCAATGTTTGCTGCTGCCGTAGCCTGTTGTTGCTGGAATTCATCGAAGAATTTCTTACGCAGCGAGGCCAGCGGATCAGTGATGTCGTAATCTACCGTAGTCTCGTTAGCATCGACGTAGAGGTATTGGTGACCACGACGGATTTGCATTTCCAGCTCAGCAATCTCTCCATCGTTGGCAGTTGCATATTTGCCATTGACAAAGTTTGCAGTAGTGCCATCAGAGAAGATGTATTTGCAAGAGAGGAGACGGTTTTTAAACAGCTTAACTTCCGGCTTGGCAGGAGCTGCAGGGGCCGTAAGAGTAGCGAGAGCTTGGTTGGTGGAGGTAGCCATGATATGAGATATACCTTAATTTAGGAGCCTGAGGGGCGGTAACAGTTTTTGAATAGAACCATTACCAGAAAACTATTCCCTCAGGAGGATACTAACCGGTAATCAGCTTGATCTTGGAAATGTCTTGCACCAATTTCGTGGCTGCAGCAGCATCTACCGTAACTTGCCCAGTAGTTGCATTGGGCGTGAGCACAGTAGCGGAGCCACCAGTACGAATCGTAATGCTGGAAATGTAGCCAGGATCAGTACTGGCCATCCCCGGAGTATTAACTTGGATGACGGCCATGATATTAACCCGCAGCGGCAGCAGTGAGACCGTAGATAACGGCGTTTGCGGGAGGATTCTTCACCACGCAAGTCATTTCGGTGAGAAGAGTACCGCCAACTGCATCGATACCATTATCCACCGGCTGACCGGACATGTTGAAATCTTCCTTCTTGGTTTTCCGACCGCCAAGATAAGCAACACGGAAAGTGCTCAAATCCACTGCAATTGCCATCTTGCTCCAGTCCGCATTGCTATTGAACAGCGGGTGCTCGATCATATTAAAGCTGCCACGAGCAATCTTGAACGAGCTGAATTGCAGGCCGTACGAAGTTTCGTTGCTGTACAATTCGTACGTGGCATTCAGGCGGCCAATGTTGTTCAGCACTTTACGAGCCGTGCCGCCAACAAACAGAACTCGCTGATTACCTGCCTTCGGATCAGTCGCCTGATTGAACACCGGATCAAGAGCCGCTTCCAGTTGCGTGAAGTTGGTAGTTGCACCGGCAGTCGTAACGTTCACAGCAGCGTAACTAGCAGGATAGTTAGCCAGCGTAGAAACGATATTAATCAGGCCGTCCATGGTACGGAACGGTTGACCATTACGAGTGCCAGACGACTTCTGACCGAAGAACAGCGCCTTTTCAATATCAGCAGCGTGGAATGCAGCGCAGTCTTGACGAGATTCAGCGACGGTCGATTCGCCAGCAATCACTTGCGTAGCCTGAGCCGAACCAGACAGCGCCCAGGTGTTACGGAAGATTTGCGTGTAGTTGGTAATACGGACCGGATTGATCTGCAGCGCGTTCGGACGAATCGACGATTCTTCGAAAGCATTACCAACTTGGTACCAATCGACGCCATCAGCAACTGCACCGGCGGCAATAGTACCAATTCCACGAGTCACCGAAACAGTGGTGGACGAAAGAATCTGGTTGATAATAACAATCTCACCAGTACTTTGCGCACGCATCAGCATGCCAGGCAGAAGATTGGTAGTGGAAGCAACCGTAAAAACCGTATCGCCAGCACCAGCAACTGCTGCATCAAGATTCATGCTGGGGAACAGCATCGTCTTGGTGAAGAAACCGTGCTCAACTTGCAGCGCAGTTTCCGACGGCAGCATTGCAGTCATGCCAAACAGCGGAGCCTGACCGTTCGGCATCAGCCGAGTAATCATTCCCGCAAACGATTTTGCGACGAAGTCGGTAGTACCAGCCAGGACGGTGGTAGATTGGATACCAGTAGACATGAGAGTATTTCCTAGTTATAGAGATTAGATAGATTGCTGATTAGAGCACAGTCCACTTAACAGTGGTAGAACTGAGCTTTTCCACAACAATGATCGAGTTGGAACTAGCAGGAGTCGTGGCGCGACCGTCAAGAGTCACACCAACTCCGGCAACCCAGGTGATGGCAAATGCGTCCTGAATCGAAACGATCAGCATGAAAGTGTCACCAATATCCATATCCGGTGCGGCAGCCAAAATCAGCGCAGCCGTGGGAGTAGTGACACTACGACCTGCCGAAAGGGCAGAATAGTAAATAACACCACCAGCCATTTCAGCTACAGTGATGGTATGGTTAGCATCAGTAGCTTTAGAGGTAATGCTAACATTACCAAACAGGCCAGTACCAACAGACGATTTGCCAGGGACTTCTTGTCCGCCAGCGGTGTATTGCAAACGCTTGAAAAGCATGATTAGATCCTAGAAGAGTGGGTAGATTAACCGCGAGTATCGCTACTCATGTATGCATCCCAATCCACTCCTTGATCGCCAGTCTTGCCAGAGGCAGATGCATCAGCTTTAGGAGGAGAAATAAGGGCAGCCATAGCTTGCAGATGATCTTTCGCCATCGACGTAAGTTCTGCAGGGGAGGCTTTAGGGAACTTTTGTGCCAGTTGCTGAACCTGCGCATCAATCATCGGAGCGATTGCAGGATGCTTGAACGCAGGATTATCATCAAAAACCTTATTACGGGCACCTTGGTTCTTGATGACATTAGGAATTTCAGAGATGAATTGGTCGCGAGCCTGAGAAACTGCCTGCTCCACAATTCGTGCAGTGGTTACGGCAGATTGACCATAGACTTGCTGACCGAAAGTGTTGAAAGATTCGAGAAGCGCTTTGATTGCTTCGTCACCGCCAGCAGCAACCTTTGCCAAAGTTTCCTGATTCAGGGCAGATGAGAAGTCTACTTTGCGAGCAGCTTCCATTAGTTTTGCAGGATCAACAGGTTGTTGAGCTTGCGTCGCATTTGGATCAGTTGCAGCAGGTTGCCACAGGTCCTTGTACTTATCCAAAGGGGATGCGGGTTCAGGACTCGGATCTGCGCCGCCCGGGGGAACTACGCCATTCGCATCAGTTCCAGAGGTCTGGGCAGTTTGCACTGCCGCAGGATTATTGCGGCGCGGATCATTTGTAGGCGCAGGGGCAGCAGGAGCAACAGGTGCGGGAGCTTGCTTTGCACCAAAGATTTTGTTAAACACATCCATAGGACCAGCCATGATTAGTTTCCTGAGGGTTAGCGCTAAGCGCGATTAGAAGTTACGATTAAACGGGCCAGATTCAGTTTCTGGTGCCGCTACCTGCTTTGTGGCAGATTCTGACAAGTCCAGCAGATATCGAAGTGCGGCAATCTTACCTTTAAGATCCGCCTCCTGCTGGACAAAACGGTGAGGATTGGACATATCTAATTCAAGATTTAATCTCTCCTGTGCATAAGCTGCGATTTGATTTTGAATTACCTGCACATTGGCAGTAGTTAGCAAACAACCTTGGATGGTTTCCTTATCGGTAAGTACCCAAGATTGGAATGAATTGGACTGATCAAGAACTGCCATCATTGAACTCCAGGTTGCGCAGATTGTTGGGAGTTAGCAGCCGCTGCGGTCCTAGGATCTTGCATAGCTGGATCATACCCGAATTGCTGCGGTGTAGGCATGGGGGTCGAAATCTCCACACCTTTCTGAGCCGCTTGCATTGCTACTTGTTGCCAGCCAGCCATTGCTTGTTCATATGCTTGTTGCTGTGGCGATTTCTCAAATGGCGCGAAGTTAACTCCCTCAACCTTCATCAGATATGAGAACATGGGACCAATGTTATATGCGCCTGCAAGTTGCGGAGAAGACCCAATAACCTGCATACCAATTTTCATTGCATCCGAGGAGATTACCTTATCTTTGGGCAGCAGCCCATCAGTGACCTTGAAATTCAGAACTGCTTGTCGCAATGCAATCGGATCAATGGGAACATTTTTCTGTTGCGAAGGAGAATAGACAGTAGTTCCGCCCTGGTACTGCAGATAATTCAGCTTCAGAACTTCCTTGATTGGCGTAAATACGTCTGCTTCTGCAATCAATGCCGAACGCTGATCTTTCGATGTGGCATTGGACATTGAGTCCGACCACTGATCATTAGTTTTGTTGCCCTTAACAAACTGCCCTTGGCGAACAGGGTTTTGGCCGTTAAGGACATTACCGAAATTAACAACTTGTTGAATCTCCTGCATTGCAATTCCGGCTTGATCATCCCGGAAAGGAAATGGATAAACCGATTCGGAAACTGGTTTACCGTAAGCTGATGGACGTACAGGAATTTTAGCTGACGGATTCGGATTATTGATATGTGCCTCCAGTACCCTGGAGGGATCATAGAGAACTCGGTCGGTAGATGCGCGGCGACGAGATGCAAGAATGGAATTCATCAGAGCAGATGCGGTCTGCTGAAATGGAATTGCATCCTCTGCCAAAGATTTCGATTGATACGCCAGACCTTCATCGGAAGGTTGCCAGAAGAATGTAGGAATCTTCTCGTGTGCGTTAGTCTGGCGCTCAGCATAGATTAGTACACTATGATTGATCCAGATCAGTTTCCAGATTTGCGGAGTGTTGGGAGCAGGAACGCGAAGATCAAAATCTGAAGGAATGATGCGAACATATTCCGTGGAGACCTCATACAGCCCGGTGCCATTAATATTACCTTTGCGACCAGAAGTAGTCAATCCAGCCCAGCCATTCCAGTCCTGAGTGTCGATATTTGTAGGATCGATCAGGGAAGAATAGTTAAGCTGCGGAATCGTATAAGATGCGCCGTAAGGTACATTAGATCCGAGAGACAGCAGATTTGGAGCGTCAAATGCTGCCGCAATGTTGGCAATGATTTTGACATCAAGTTTATTAATGAACGCTTTAAGTGCGGTACGAGTCAGGAGTTCCGTATGGCCAACAAAATCTGCCTTGTCAGGAATCTCCGACATTGCACAGCGATTATCGAAATAAGTGTTGTACGGATCCCAGCGAGAGATTCGGTTGCCTTGCCAGATTACTTCTTTGGGGCGCCCCTCTTTGCCTAAGTTATAACTCGGGTCAGTTTCAAGAGCTGCGGTGACAATCTTATCCCAGGTAACTTCTACGACACCCCAATATTTGAATGCATCAAAAAAGAACTTGTTGAGCTGAGATACCCAACCAGTGCGGATAGAGTTCTCTTCAATCAATGCTTGCAATTGCATTGCCTGATCCATGTATTCAGGACCAGAAACAACGCCAAAGATTGGGTAGTCGGTAAGGAATACAGAGATTTGGTAATCTACTGCCGCATTAATCTGCGGCTTGACAACAGGAACTGTAACGTTTTGAATGGCATTGCTATTGCCTGCCATATTCTGATACTTGGCTTTCCATTGCTCCAGCGTCAGATCTTCTTCACGCAAATATGCTAGGTCAATGCGGCGCATCTGCTCCTTCATATTCCACTGATTCTCTGATTGAGTTGCGGAATATTTATGGAATTGCAGGAGAGCTTCCTGAACATTTTTAGGTGGGATAAATGCTTGGTTGGCTGCCATAGGTAGGTAATCTCTGGTTTAGCGCTTGCGCGGTTTAGAATGGGGAGGTTTCTAGTTCTGAACGAATGGGAATCATATCCGTCTCTTGTGAATCTAACACAAGCGTGGAGCGGATAAATTCCCCGTAAAGTTCCAGAACTTTGGGGGCATATGTGTGGAGGTCAAGTACTCCATCTACGTTGTTAGTTTTAAGCGGGTTGAAGCTAGTGATCTGCGCGAAAGTTGGTGCACGGGCCGGAGCATCTAGTAAGATCTCGCCAGCCAGAAGTGCTTTAAACATTGTTAAGATTCGGGAGTTTTTGGATAGCTGTCCCGAGTAGACATCTAGACAATGAAATCCTGCATTGGTCAGCCCCATCTGTTTGATGATCTGATCAAACCAATACAGAGCTGAGTACTGGTAAGCATTGGATTCTACGCAGATGACACGACAGTTACGACGCAATGCCATCCTAAGCGATTCCATAATCATCGCACCTGGGGATAGGCGCCCTTCGAGGATTTCTTTACAGACCGGCTTAGATTCAAAGACTTCGTAATATCCGATGGAGACCGCATCGCTATTGGCTTTATCATTAGATGGATCGATGATAATGAAATTGCCTTGATGCTGAGGATCGTTAGTGTATGGATTTAATGGGATGCGATTGATGTCGCAGATGTTGGAAACTGCTGCATTCTCGTCATTGAGGACTTCGGCGTAGAAAACCTCTGCGCGACCGCTAGCGCTGTCATTTTCGAATTCTTTTAATAATTGAGTTAGTGGTTGCAAATCTTCCCAAAGCGAGCGAGGCTGACCATTCTCATCGTGAATGATGCCGCCAGCAATGAATTTGACCCAGGTGGGGTTAGATTTGAGACGGCGTAAGATACTCCACTTGGTGGGATACATGTTGCCGATGAAAATGAACAGACAGCCATGAGGCGATTTTGCCTTCATAGCCGTACCGATCATGTCAGTTTCAATCTGCTCGGAGATTACTTGTGATTCTGCATCTTGTCTGCTCTGGATGTCATCAAAGAGCATTACATCTGGACGTTGATGCTTGACATTCAGGCCTCGGACAGATTCTACGGTGCCGGCAGCAATGATGATGTTGCGACCACGGAAACCGAATTTCTTAAGAACTTGCTGGTCAGTTTCCAGGCCTAGGCGCCAATCACCAAATAGTTTCTTAATATTCGGTTCGTCTAGGAAATCACAAACGTCAGCAATAATTGCGACTGCTTTAGGTACACTATTAGCGCAAACAAGAATGAATGTGCGTTTGGTAAATAGGATTACATAAAGCAGGAAAATCTTGGTGAATGTTGTCTTGGCAAATCCACGCGGCAGACCAATTGCAAGCTGAGAGAAGTCTCGTTCTTTGTGAATATACGAGACCATCAGACGCCAGATTTGCTGGAAAACGTCTGGAAAGAAATAACGGAAAATGGTAGGCAGAGCAATGGCTGCCAGAAAATCTAAGGATGTCCTAGCTAATTCTTGCGCCTCTTGAGTGGAAACTGCCGCTTCTTGGATTAGTTCAGTGACCGCATCCTGCCCTTCGGGCGCGAATCCTAGCTTCGATTCCAGATCTAACGTGGAGTTGGTCACTTAACAGGCCGTTGAGCTAACATTGACTGAATGATACGCAATTGCAGGGCGGCAGCTTCCTTATTACGCTGCACAAGTGCGGCTTGATTGGAGGCTACTGCGGCAGCTTTAGCCATGGCTGCTTGCTGGGCTTGGGTGATATTCGACATTTGGAGGTTGATGATTAGATGGTTGGGTTTTTGAGGCGGTCAAAAGCTTGGCCATGTTACCTGATTGTACTGTGATGAGCTGTTGCTGTCCAGCTTGAATTACTTGATTGTTTGCGTTCACTGTAAATTTCTGATAGACACTGACTGGCATGTTAAGTTGTACAACAGTTTGCTGATTTGTGATAGATTCAGGTGCAGAAGATCCGCGACGCTTGGCCTGATTGATGATTTGCAGAACTCGCGCCACTTCCATGGGACGTACCATGAATGGCATAAGATCACGCATCTTGATAATCAGCTCGTCTTCTAACTTATCGTACTCTGAGTCTCGTTCGTTGTGTTTTGATAGATTACGAAAGCGCAGATCTGCCACTTGAGCGGCAAATTCTGTTTCGGAAAGTAGCTGGGAAATGCGAGATACGGAGACTCCGACGGCAGATGCAACCATTTCAGCTCCCAGACCTTGGCCCAGGAGTTGGAGAGCACGAGATTCAGTGGATGTGGGAGTTGCAGTGGTCATTGGATCGCTCCACGCACAAGATTTACAATCTTATCGAGCATAGATTCCGCAGCCGGGGCAGTTGTAGACATTGGCGGCAAATCTTTTGCATCCATACGAGTCATACGATTGCCAGTAGTTGCCTTATAAACATCAATTAGTGCTTGGTCGTCACCAAAAAATTCTTTACGCACTACCGGATCTTTAGTCAGATCAGTTTTAGTTGCAGATTCAATGGAAGATAACTCAGCAAATTGTTCTTTGAGCGAATAATCTCCTGGGCGAGCAGGTTTACCAAAATAAGCTGCAACTGGCGTACCTGTAATCTCTTCCAAACGCGATCGAAGTTTCTGACTGGCTGCGGACTTAGCTAATTGGTCTGTAAGTTTTGGTAGGTTGCCGCCAAGTTTCTTGTATTCATCTACAACAAGCGAATCATAGGAGCGATCGTAACGCTCACCAACCATATTTTGTAGTACATGCTCAAATTCGTGAGGAATTGTATGCTTAATTCCAGAATTTATGCGAGGATCTGCAAGATTTTCATTGATAATCATCGTACGTGGGATACGAGAATCGACCAAACCTAACGTGTCTGAGCCCAGATTTGAGGTAGCTACGCGCAATTTGGGAATGGCAGCGTTCATTGCTACTAGATTTGAGCTAGAAATGATATCTAGTGTTTGTTCGCGATACGATTTCTTGGGTGCGGTGGCCATGGCTATGATCTCCTGACTATTGGGATGATAGTCTCATAATGGGGATCTGGTGAGAGGAGGGGATTGGTCCGAAGGACTGGATCAGAACAAGAGATTCCTTAAATTGGAAAAACTTTAGAAACATTTTTTGTTGCCAATAGGGTCAGCCAGCCGCCCAGAGCCAAAAAAGGTCTAGCCCGGGGGTAGTTGCGATTGGTAGTGCGAATGAGAATGATTCGCAGTTAGGTCTGGTGCTGGGGCTGGTGGCATGCAGGATAGTGCAGGATAGTGCATAGGGCCGAGAATGTAACAGATTGTAACAGCAGGGAACTATGGATGATGTTAGGTGCTCTAACATTGGCAAGAGAATAGAAACCTATTAATAACCTGAAGGAGAATCAGACCATGCTCACTTACTCTCAAGCACGCATCCATGCAATTTCTTGCGGTTTTGATTTGGCAAATACCGATGCTGTACCAATCGACAAAATTATTAGCAGAGCTAAATCAGGTAAAGGAGCTTGGTCCGCTGTAGATATTTTGCATCCTGAAGACCAGTCAGTTATCTGCCCCGCAGGATTTTGGATTGATGAAAAAGAAATTGAGGTTCTGCGCAGTATTGGTATTGACTATGTTATCATGGAAGACTGACAGGTTGTAAAGCATTGTAAAGCCAGCTAGATCAGGTCGGATCACGGAACTAACCTAGCTGGATGGGATCGAACCACTAGATTGCCCCGATAGCTGCTAACACAATGGCAGCTATCTGATGCAATCCGCATCGTATCGGGCTATGCCCATAGATTCTAGGATCAAATCATGTCTATCATTGGAACTCGTCATTCTCTGTCTCTGTTCACTGCCGGCGAATCTAAGCCTGCCACTGGCCAGCGTCTGGCAAAGATTGGATACAAGCAAACCGCTGCAATGACAAAAGCAGGCGAAATTGCGCCGCCGTCGGTTTGCGCATCAGTGCCGCAAGTTTCCGTGGATGATGTTCGCGCAAACATTGATCGTTTGTTGCCCTACATTGGCACGATGATTGAAAACGCGCAGGATGGCATCATCCGCAGTCTCTACGAATCCGCAGGACATACACTGATTTCGGTGGATGATGCGGACATTTCGGTCAGCGCATGTATTTCGTATCTGGCAGCGGAAGCCGCAGGTGATCGGCTGAAGAAAGAAGTGATCGAACAATGGTTCGATAGCGAGGTGAGCGAGAATCTCACCGTGTTTCTGGCGGAAAAGCTCGGATTCTCCGAACTGACAGCCGAGAACATGAAAGTGGTGGATAAGCATGTGGCGATCTACCGCGCACTGATTGCATCGCTCGCTGGCGGCAAGACCATTCTCGAAACCAAGCAAATCAATGGTTGCAAGAAAGCGATTTCGTTGTCTGCATCGGCAGATCGCATCGCACAACGGCTGACGGATCGGCTGATCGCAATGGAACAGCCGAAAAAGAAGATCGAAGAATTTCTGGATATTGGTGAATAACACCGTGACAGGATTAGGGAGTGAAATAACTCCCTGATTCTCAGTGGATTCTATTTGTTTAGAATCTAGCGAGAATCAACGAAAGTAGACTGTCAGACCGTTGGACCGTTGGACCATCGAGGTGGCACCTAACGGGTACTCGGTAGATTCTATGCTATACACACACTAGATTGTAGGGGTATAAAAAGATTTATTGATTTGATATTATTTCTCTATTAATTTTTATACCCCTATTTTAGACGCTAAGACCTAGGTAATCCTAGTGGATACCACCACTAGATTGAGGTAGTGTTAGATTCCCTATACGGGCATGCTTGACAAACAGCATGCGGGTAGGTAGGGTGGTCAGGGTCAACGGTCTGGCGGTCTGGCGGTCCACATTCATAAACTTTTAAATCTTTTAATCAATCATGCAAGTTTCATTAGGTGGGTTAGTTAGAAGTAATGTAATCCCAAAAGCATTAGTATTAAAACTGATGATGGGGATATTTAATTTGCCCGCATTAAGTGTAATGTTGCTATATAAACAACATGCAATTAAATATACTGAATATGGGATGACAGTAGAGGAATTTATATTATTAATGAAAAGTAGGTAAATAAATACTAATCAATCCTAGCACCGATGGCGAAATAGGTAAACGCAGCAGATTTAAAATCTGCTATGTCTGACGACATTTATGGGTTCGAGTCCCATTCGGTGCACCACCCAGCGCAACATGCGCAAATCAACCGGAGTTTATATATCATGGAAGAAAACAATCTCAATGAAATTTATTATGAAACAAAGCCAATCGAAGCTAATCATGTTTCACGTGCAAGAATCAAACAATTCTCACTTGGCATGTTCTATCTTATCTGGCTATGTGAAGCACAGATAGCATTAGATAAGGAATTGCCTGGTGATCTTGATCCAATTACAATCATTGGTGAGCAGTTTTTTGATCTTCTGAATGCCGAAGTAAAACAAAATACAATTCAAGGATTACGAAATCTTGCAGATACCCTAGAATACAGAGACAGTAACTGACCTACGGGTCGCAATCTATACAATCCATATCATTTGTGGATTGTATACGTGGCAATCCTGCCAGTCAGCATAGCTGACAACAACTGGAGTTAGATACTATGTCCACACCTCACATTCTCACTACTTCTCTCGCTGAAATTCGTTCATTCAACCCATGCGCAGACGGATGGCGAAATATTCTTAATGCTCGCAAACCTGCCTGCGATGCAGATTATCAAACACAGTTTCCGCTTGTAGATTGTTTGCAATCAAACAGCGTTTCTGATGTTTGCTGGTTACTTGGTAAGCGAAAGAAAGAAATTCAAATCTGCGTGAAATTTGCTCGCATGTGTGCAGATAGTGTGAAACACTTGAATACCGCATATAGTAGAAAAGCTGCTTATACTGCTGCTGCTGCTACTGATGCCGCTGCTTATGCTGATGCTGCTGCTGATGCTGCTGCTGCTGCTGCTTATGCTGCTGCTGATGCTGCTTATGCTTACAACAAACAAAAAGAACTAAACAAACAATTCCTCATCCAATGTATCAACGAATTCACCCGGAGTAACTAATCATGATCCACCCTTCCCGCAATCAATTTCCCACAACCGCAATGGAAATTGCTACTGCAAATGCTCGCATGTTGCTGGAATCTGAACCACGACCTGCATTCGATTTGCTGGGGCATTGAGTTATTTGTACCAATAACGATGCACCAGCAGGACAAAAGAATTACTCAGTAATCTTCAACTGTATGGGGAGCAAAGAACAAATCTTCGATGGTCGCCATTGGGATAATTTCCCAGTCTAAATCGTAATCATCCTAACCTGGAACTAATCATGGCACGCAAATCACCTGAGTCCATCAATCGCCTTGTCCTTTCCCAACAATTCGCATTGTTGAAATACATGGAAACAAATTATGTTTCCTCAGGACTTCTGGATACTGAGTTCGCAGTTAAAGCATCTGCCGACCTCAACATTCCACTTACTGCTGCAAACATTCACGGTAGCCGTGAAGCACTAGGTTTTAAATCCAATCGAGATTTGAAACGAGAGCAAGCAAAGCAACCTCGTAATCGTCTCGAACATATCGAGCAACGATTGGAAAAACTGGAGTCGATGGCAAAAGAACTCGGCTGGAAAATCTAGCTGCCATCATGACCAACAAAATCTTCCCTCGCAGATTAACAACTGCCGGAAGATTTTGGTCCGCCTACGGGTTGGCCATTATCTTCTGTCTGGTGTTTTTCGGTTTTCAGTGGTTATCAGCTAACTAGGAGTTTGGCTATGTCATCATACTCATTTAATCCGCATCTTACAACTCCAGATCCAGATTCACCAATTGCCAATCAATGGTGGTCTGGGCTATCTTTTGCTCAACAAGAATTCATTGACAGTTATTATCAAGTGAATTCTGTATCACCATATACAATTCTCCTAGCCTATCGTAGTCGAAATACCCTGCGGGCATTGCCAGATTGGCCTGAAACATCATTCAATCAAATCTAGCCGAGAACAGTAAATGTACGAAGCACCTTATAATTTCCGGCAACCTATAGATGATTACGGTAATCTCCTCACATCCTACACGTCCTCATCTTTCCAATCATGGACAATCTCCACCAGTGTTTATGGTGGATTTAGTCGTTGTGGATTCGATGATTTTGCATTGGTAATCTAACTCAGGTGCTCTCATGTCTGAAACTAAATTCCGACCCTATTTCTCCCCATCCGAACTAACTGAAATTATCCGATGCGTAAAAGCATCATCCACCAATCAATCATTGCTAGCTTATCTAGAAGCTTTTGCAATCAAAATCAAGCATGGAGTTATGCAACCACAACTAACAACTGCGCCAAGCCTAGAATCTAAACTAGGGTTAACTGGGTCATCTATGTCTGCCCTGCCTGGCCCAGTACCACCAACACCTGCAGAACTTTACACTATTTGGAAATCTAATCCTGAATTCCTATCACCCCCACAACTATCAATCGTCCACACTTATCGCTGGGAAAATGGATTAATGACAGATGAAGAATCCAGTAGATTTGAGACTGCATTGTTTGAATCTGGCCCATCAATCTAACCAACCTGAGATACTACCATGAAGATTCTATGCGCACTTTCATCCATCGAATTCGATTGTTCCCACTTTCCAGGAACATTCTATTCTCGTGAACTTCATCACCCAATCTTTTCATTGCCCCAGAAGAAACTATTGGCTGCAACATCCAAATGGTCATCAGGTGAATTAACCACTACCGATAGCTACCTATTGTTCTTATCGTTGCTGCGAAGCAGCGATTTGATCGACTGGCGTGTTCCTGTAATCCGTACAGAACAAACAGATTCCATAATCGCAAACAACATGGAATCTCTTCTGCGTACAGTTATCAAACTCAACACCGTATCTGACCCGCAGGAAATCTTTCCTCACTATGCAATCTCCCAAGATACTCGCACACTTTCCAATGTCCGCTATTGGATTGAGAATTGGCAACATGCATACGATGAACACAAATCAGGGTACAAATCTGCCCATGAATCAGCCGCACTAATCCGCAGGGAGAACGCACTAGCACGGATGATTAAGAATCCGCATCGTCCAATCTCTGCATATTCTGGGGAACTTTCCATCTGGGCCGCAACCGCAGGATCTTTCCCTACATTCCTAGTTTCTTCCCCATTCGGTTCCTCCTTCGGTCAGCAAATCACATGCGCCGAATTCTGGAAAGAGATCATCGTTCGCTGCACTAAAAACGATTACATCTTCAGCATCCCAGATGGTGACCTGATCGAGCTAATCGAGCATTGCGAAGAAAACATTCCAATCGGCTCAATCTACTCTCATGCACTGTTCAAAATCCTGCGTGATGCGCAATCCAGAAAGCGAAATTTCCTAGATATTGGCGACCCAGATGTCAAAAGTTCCTACAGCCTAATCTCTGCGGGCGCCAGTGTAGAATCCGCCAACATGAAAGCATTGGTTGATTCTGCACCTAGCGAAGAGCCAAAACTGGAGCAATATCCTAGCAGATTCGCATTCCAGAAAGCTAAGCTGCGTTGGGATATGGCAAAGAAGTATGGTAAAGATACGCCGGAGGCTGATGATGCGACCAGTACAGATGTCCCAATTTGAATTCAGATATCAAGCTCGCAATGTAGCAGAGCATAAAATCATCCCAAACACTGCCCCATACAACCGTCAATTCTCTGATGGTGCATGGTTTTCATTCCACAAATTCTCTAAAAAATCCATGTATGCTTTCCTCTACGGGTCATTCTCAGAATCACTAACCTGGAATGATTTTTTCAATTGCTACCTTATGGGCGGAGAATTGTGATGAGCGCACCTAGTAACAAAGTCAAGTTTATTAGCCAGTCTCGCAATGAGTTTAAACCACTTATCGCTCCTCAACCTCCACGTTCAACATCCCATCTTCACCACAACATTTACAATCAAATCCAGCTAGATTGGTATATTCCACCAGAGGATCGCCATAAGCTATCTAATTATTACATCCTTCATTGGACACCAGAATATCTATTCTCCTCCTGGGGTCAATATCGCCCAATTGTACGAGAAGGTATTACTTACCTAATCATCTATCATCGCTGTCATCCAGAAGAATTGCGTGGACGTAAAGTAGTTCTGCTATCATTCCGTAAATTGCCTGATATGAAAACTGGCTACGTCCTTGTAACTCCTGCAAAGAATGCAATGGAATATATTAGGCCAGAAGATCAGAAATCTATGTTGCCACCAGGAGATTCATGATGCTCGAACTTGCACTAATCGGATTTAATATCTACACTCACCACACACATTCTGCATGCACGAATAATAACCCAGGCGTGTATGTAGAAACTACTGGTGGTTTTGTAGCAGGAATCTACCGTAATTCTGAATGCAGCCTAACAACTCATATCGGATACCGATTACCGTCTATTGGTCCAATTGATCTGCATGCAGGTGTAATGACTGGATATTCCAGAGCAAAACTAACACCCTATATTCTCCCATCTGTTGCCCTACCTGCAGGATTTAGGCTTACCTGGATTCCACAAAAACGTCAAGCATTTCATTTATCTTGGGAACATAAGTTCTGAGGAAACTATCATGAACATTTTTGTCCTCGATCCAGATCCTGCCATTGCAGCATCTTACCATTGTGACCAGCATCTACATAAGATGATTCTGGAATCTGCGCAAATCTTGTCTACAGTCTTATCTAATCAAAGAAATATTCAAGGCTTATATAAACCAACTCACTCTAATCACCCATGCACTAAATGGGCCGCACGAACAGTTGCTAATGCGTTGTGGATTATTGAGTTGGCTACAGAATTAGATAACGTTCGTCAATCTTTATCTAATTGCGGCTCTCATGCAAGCATGGAAGTAATTAAAACCGCAAAAGATTATTTAGCAGATTGTTATCATGGAACATCATCCGATATGCACACCCCATTTATTTTTGCTGGTCCTGCATTAATCTCAATTCGCCCTGGCTCTGTAATCGACCACTATCGCCAATACTATCGTCGCAAACACAATAACTGGCTGGTTGACAAGGGCACCGGGATGACGTATAAGGGCCGCACAGTCCCTAATTTCATGGCTGATCTTATCCCACCAACCACCTAAATCTTATGTCCACATTAGATCCTAACCGTTTCAATGATCTGCTAGCGCAATTGCGAGCTAAGAAAGCTGCAGAAAAGGCAGCAGCAGTAGAGTATACTAAATCATTGGAGATTAATCCTCTTACTGGAGATCCTGTAGGATATTCTCCAATTGAACCAGGAGATATTTATTCTCCCCCAACAGAAATCTCCACTGAACCTGGCCCATCTACTGGCCATCAAATCTTAGATCGCTATGGAAACCTTATTACCCTCAATTCCAAGCAATCCGAATTTGTTACTCTCGCAGGCTCTGGTAAATCTGCTGTCCTAATCGGAGCAGCAGGTACCGGTAAAACTACCTGTCAAAAGGCAGTGGTTCAAGAACTCGAACTCTCAGGAAGAGCAGGAATTCTCCAATCTTCGGGGCACAAACATCTCACCTCCGGAACTCCTGGAATTGTTATCTGCGCATACACTCGTAGAGCAGTTGCAAACATTCGTAAGAATGTCCCCGAAAACTTGCAAGGTAATTGCATTACTATCCACAAACTCCTTGAATATCAGCCTGTATATTACGAAGTAACTGATCCTGAAACTGGCAAGGAACGCACTACAATGCGATTCGAGGCAACTCGCAACGCGGCTAATCCATTGCCATCATCCATTAATTGTATTATCTTTGAAGAATCTTCCATGCTTGGAACTGATCTGCATCAGGAGGTTATTGATGCCTGTCCTCACAATCCGCAGATTATTTATCTCGGCGACATTCAACAGTTACCCCCCGTATTTGGTCCTGCCATTCTGGGATTTAAACTTCTCGAATTACCAGTTGTTGAACTCACAGAAGTCTATCGGCAAGCGTTGGAGAGTCCGATTATTAGTTTGGCGCATCGAATTTTGTCTGGAAATCCAATGGAGGGCAAAGAATTCGAATCCTGGAAACGCCCAGGACAAATGACAATTCGTCCATGGAAAAAGAAAATCGACAGCCTAAACGCATTGCTAACTCTCTCATCCGTATTCACCACCTTTCTAGACAATGGACTGTACGATCCTGAAGAAGATATGATTCTTCTACCATTCAACAAAGCATGCGGTACCGATGAACTGAATAAAAAGATTGGCAACTATCTAGCCAAGAAATCAGGTTCTCTAGTCTATCAAATCGTAGCTGGTTTCAATCGTCTCTATTTCCGTGAGGGTGAGAAAGTACTGGTAGATAAAGAAGATGCCACCATCATCCGTATCGAACAGAATCCAGCTTACTACGGTGTTCCTGCATTGCCAGCATCGCCTACGCTAGATTACTGGGGCTATGATTCATCTTCCGATTCTCCTAAAACAGCAGCAGAAACTACTGATGATGATGTAGATTTCCTGCTCGGCCAAGTTGCAATGTCAGAAAACAAAGAGGATCGTGTCAGATCTGCCTCTCACATTATAACTGTTCGCATGAATGATAGCGATCAGGAACTAACATTGTCTGCGGCAGGCGAACTAAATTCTATGATGTATGGATATTGCCTAACGGTCCACAAAGCACAAGGTTCTGAATGGCGCCGAGTGTTTCTTTGCCTGCACCAGTCTCACAATGTTATGCTCTCTCGGGAACTTCTGTACACTGCCATTACTCGTGCGCGCGAAGAACTCTATATCATGTGTGAGCCAGATAGTTTGGAGAAAGGAATCAAAACACAGCGTGTGAAAGGTAACACGCTTGAAGAGAAAGCCGAGTTTTTCAAAGGTAAACAGAAAGGAATGTGATATCATGAAAGTACTAATCGAAGGTTCTTTGCTTCATTTAGAAGCAACAGGAGAAGAATTGACAGAACTTCAAACTCTTATCGAATACTGTTGTGATAACAATCTTGCAATGGATAGTTTATATGAATACATTTCTAAACAGCTAAGACCTAAAATCGTCATCAAAACTAACGTGCCGACACCCCCTTGACACGCGATCCCCGACCTGTTATATTGCACTCACTGGTCCACGAAACCGCACCAGCTCACAACAAAGCGGTTTCTTAATCTCTCTTTCTCCCTCACTAGGATTTAATCCATCATGACCGATACCAACACCAGCGAAGTTAACACCAACGAACCGACCGTTCTGCAAAAGTTTGCTTTCCGTTTCAAGAAAGACAAGCTTGGCAATAAGCGTGCGCCCGTTGAACTGAATCTGCCGGTGCCCACTATTGCTGGCATTGTTGATATTCTCAAGGCTGGCGGCAAGGAACTGGAACTGCTGAATGATGCCATTTATGGTGTTATCAAGTCGGTTGCTGGCGAAATCGTGGCTGAGAATGCTAACGTCAGCCAAGATACTTTCCCGGTTGCACAAGTTCTGTGGTCGGCTATTGCCAACATGCCGAAGGCGGAACGTGCTACTATCCCGCAAGAACAGTGGGATGGTTTTGTGCAAGATTATTTGGCAGTTATGCCTGGCCTGACTGGCAAGACTAGCGATCAGGTTGGTCTGGCTACGCAAATTTACCTGAAGAAGTTTGCAATGGTTAAGACCAACAAGCCGATTCTGGGCAAGCTGAAGGAACAACTGGCCCTGTATGTGGAAACTCCGAATGCCGAGAACTTCTCGGATGTTCTGGAACTGCTGCTGCGCCGTGTTGATGCTTACCTGAGCGCAGAAGAAATGGTGATTGCTGCCGATAACATCTAAAAGTTTGCTCCCTGTTGTAGTTCTTTACGTTCTAAGGTTGGCCTGAAATAATAGAGATTCCGTCATGCGTACATTGTACGTCCCGCGGACTGGATCCAAGGTGAAGAGCCTCCAACAATGATTCGCTAGGACTCCCCAACATAGCAACATCCTGGGTACGATGTAAAACTGCCCAACCTGGATTAGATTGATAAGATCAGCTAACGTGATTAAATTTAGTGGTTAGTATGGTGGGACACGCAGCCGTAATACTAACTAGATCTTATCAATGTGATCCTGGACGCAATCCTTTCTAGTAACTACCTTTCTTCTGTTTTCTATCGGAGTGAGCAGGGGAAGTTCGGGGTTGGTTGCCAAAGCTAGAAAACGCCTGAGTTGCACAGGGTAGGATCACTTCAAATACAACATTACGCTGTGCGTCTTTACGAACCAATATGGCAAGAATTAAAACAAACTGGCACAGCTAAGCTGACTGCCAATAGAGTACTGCACCGTAGAATTATTAAAGCAGTAATCAAAGAGAAGTGGCTAGATGTAGGATACAAATTCCAAATCTATCCGCAGCATTGCAGAGTAGAGTACGAACGATCTAACAGCATCATAACATTCAGATTGGTAAGATATGTTATTGGCTCTGCGATCACAGTATCTGATATCTAAGTCCGCATAGCGGACTAATCCTAGCCCTCTTATGAGGGCATTTCTGTTTCCGAAGAAAGGAAATAATCATGGGTAAGATCAAATTGTGGCATATGCATGTTGTAATTACATTGGTATTTGTACTTATAGTAATTGAAAGTATTCTAGCCGGGAGGTATATTTTGTCGGCAGCTAACTTCCTTGCTCTCATTATCAATGCTTATGCAGCATATTACATTCGCAAGTACGGAGATTAATTATGCCTACACCGCCTTGGGAAAATGATCCTAACATGCCAGATGTAGATAACTTGCCTCCAGTATCCGCGTACGATGCGCCGGATCTAAATCCTATTACAACTGTGCGGCCTGGAGATAAGTTGCACACAATTCATGGATACATTGTCCGTGAAACTGACAAGGCAGTGTTGATTGAAGTCATGCAGGTAGATAATTCCAAGCTTGATGATAAAGATGTACCTGGTGGCAGTCGTAACATGTGGTTCCCGCTATCCCAAGTATCCACAATTCATAGGTCAAATGACGCTGGCGGCGAATACGATTACATCCGCGCCAAAGAATGGATTTGTAAGCAGAAAGATCTGATCTAGGAGCGCACATGACACCATACGAACAGCTTCAAGAGAAAGTAATCTCTCTAGATACAGCAATCAAGGATCGGCATCCAACGATGCCAACATTGTTACAAGAAATCTGGAAAACTCTCAAGGCGCAGCCAGAAAACGTAACTCTGATGACTGAAGAAGAAATCGGAATCATTGTATCTGGTCTGCAAGTGCAAACTAACGTGAGTCTGGCACAGAACATGGCCAAGCAATCTAAGTCTGCAGCAGCTACCAAAGGTGTGGCCGCAAAGATTAATCAGCTTGGCCTGGATGCAATCTAGGATAACCTGATGTGTCCTCACCACTCACAATCAATCAAGCACTAGCACTGTCGTTTTATATACATA